ATTTGAGCAGCCGCACGGTTATCTACATTGAGTTTGGTTCTGAAGGATCAGAGGAGAAATACTACAGTGGTACTGGGTACTTCACTGAGTTCTCAACGGATGCCGGAGTAGAAGATAATGCTACATTTAGCTTTAGCTTCCAAGGTACATCAACATTGAGCCAAGATACTCAACCAGCATAATCATTTGGGAGGGCATCATTGATGCTCTCCCTTATTAAAAAACAACAAATGAACACACAACAAATAAAAGTAGGAGAGAAGCTATACCCAGTTAAGTATGGCTTTAACGCACTGAGGATATTTTGCAAGGAGAGTGGTATTGAACTGCAAGACATTGAGAAGATAGCACAAAGCATGAGCCTTGATCACGCCATGAACCTAGTATGGGCTGGCCTGAAAGATGGGGCACGAGTGGAGAAGATAGATTTTGACCTAACCATTGAGGATGTAGCTGATATGATGGATGAGGACAATACGGTTATCACTCAATGCATGGAGCTGTTTATTGCATCCTTTGTAAAGCCGAACAGCGAGGAAAAAAAGTAAGCACCCAAGCCTCTGAGTCCTATACATGGGACACACTGGAAGCTATAGGTTTGGGTGAGATGGGAATGAGTGTGGAGGAGTTTTATAATATGACACCACGCCAATTCCAAAACAAGAGAGAAGGCTTCCACAAGCACCTTCAGTACCATACTGAGTTGCTTTGGGAGACTACCAGGTGGCAAGCAGCGGTGAATGTTGCACCACATACAAAGCGGAAGATAAGCCCTAAAGATTTGGCTGTGTTCCCTTGGGATGGAAGGAAGAAAGTGCATAAGGCAGCAACCTTTGATGAGGTGCAGAAAGGAATAGAAAAGGTGTTTGGTAAATGAGTAAGCAAGACATAGATTTTAAGATTGGTGCGGATCTCAAGCAGTTCCGCAGTGCCATGGGAAACATAGACCACAGCTTGAAGAGATTAAGCGGTGGTTTTGGTGCTTTAGGTGGCGTGATTGGTGCCTCATTTGCCGTAGATGCTATCAGGCAGTTTGTATCTGAATCCGTAGAGCTTGCCAACCAAGCGGAGGGTGTTAAGAGAGCCTTTGACCGCATCAATGATCCTCAACTGCTTAGTGAGCTGAGAACAGCTACCAAGGGCACTCTTGATGATTTAGAGTTGATGAAGGCGGCTGTAAAAGCTAAGAACTTCAACATACCTCTTGAGCAGTTGGGTGGCCTTTTAGCCTTTGCGCAGCAGCGTGCCGGTGAGACTGGTGAGAGCATTGAGTACATGACCGAGAGTATTGTCACTGGTATTGCTCGTAAAAGTTTGCCTATCCTTGATAACCTTGGCTTTAGTGCTACTGAGGTAAGGGAAGAGTTCAATGAGACTGGCAATATGGCTGAAGCTGTGGGCAATATCATCCAAAGGCAAATGGGTGATGCTGGCAATTCTACTCTTACCGTAGCGGAGCAAATAGCGCAGCAGCGTGCTGAGATCACAAACTTGAAGATAGCTGTAGGTGAGCAGTTGCAGCCAGTGTACTCTGCCTTCTTAGATGAGGTTAAGGGTGGCCTTGACTCTATCAATACACTTATATCCGACCAAATCACTGGTGTTGAGCAGATGGCTTATGTAGCATCCTTCTTCCAAGGTGCTCAAGGTAAAGTTTTGCGTATTTATTTAGATGCTCAAGTGGCAGCGAGAAAGGCGCAAGAGGAAAACAGTAAATCACAAAAAGATAATAAAGAAGAGACTGATAAAAACAATAAGTCCACTCTTGATCTTGGTGAAACTTTTGAGAAAACACGCAACGAGGCGGTCTTTTATACTGAGGCAATACATAGGCTCAAGGAGGCACACTCCATGCTTTACAAAGCTCAAGGTGCTCAATTGCAGCCAATGGTTGAGGTCACACAGCAGCTCTCCAAAGCTGGATTTGATGCGTTCACAGCATTTGATGAACTAGGAAACACCATCGGCACTACGTTATCCACCTCTTTTGAGGCGGCTATGATTAGTGGCGAGGACTTCTTCAAGGTATTTATACAAGGCCTCAAGAATATGCTTGCTCAACTACTTGCTGCCGTTGCAGCGGCATTGGTTCTTGCTGCGCTTCTTGTAGTAATTACCGGAGGAGGTATTGGTGCCTTATCAATGCAGTCTATTGGTACGGCATTCAAACACTTCTCAGGCCCAATGATGGGCGTGCCGAGCTTTGGGCTTGGCGGTGGCCTTGGAGGTGCAATGCAAGGAGGTGGAGTTCAAGTGTTCGGTAGACTATCGGGCAGCGACATACTAATATCTAGTGAGAGAGCTGGAAGGGATAGAACAAGATTGAGTGGCATAACCGGATAACATGGCAGCAGTAAAATTATACTCAGAATTTAAGAGTGACACCAACAAATACTATAAGATAGAGATATGGGATGAGGACTACGCTGGCTCCTCTCCTGATGCGTTCACCGTTGATGGTAACGGATTTATCTTAGACTACAAAGGACTCACTGACAATATCTACAGCCCTATCATTGGCTCATCCGTATCTTTTGGTATGTATGTGAATGATACGGCTACCACCACATTCCTCAACACGTTAAAAGAGTATCAGCAAGATAGGTACTACATCAAAATATATAGAGGGAATAATGAGGTGACTACTGAGCTCATTTGGGCCGGATACATTATTCAAGACTTGGTCCAGATAGAGGATGTATCGCAACCCTACCTTTTGACTGTTAGAGCTACCGATGGACTTGCAAAGCTTAAAGATGTGGTAGTGACCACCTCAGCATGGCGAAAGTTCACGAATCAGTTTATCAATGCTTTGGATAAGGTTGGTGTGTTAGGCATCTATGATACTACTGATGCCGTGCTCAATGTGGTTTGTAATTGGTATGCTGAAGAGATGACATACTCATCAACGCTCAATCCATTGGATGAGACATGGGCAGACTTTAGAGCCTTTGACACTATTGATGAGAGTGGCACACTAACTGGCCGCACCTGGCATGAGGTATTGGAGCAGATGTGCTCAATCTTTGGCTTACGCTTCTACTATTCTCAGGGGCAGTATAGAGTGGAGCAAATCTTTGAGAGGATCAGTGGAACATTCACCGAGCATACCTATCAAAAAGACTTTACCAAGATTGGTGAGACTGCTGGATTGAGCCTTAGTAGAACACTAGACCAAACAAGCAACAAGGCAAGGCTTGCCGGAAATATGTTCAACTTCTTGCCAGCGGTGAACAATGTATCAGTGGTGGTGAACAAGGAGCCAAAGGCTTTGATTGGTGCCATATCTGATGATGCTACACAGCCCACTTTCAATATAGGTTTTGTTGCATCTTCACCGGATAATCAAATCTTCTTTGCTTTTTATCATATAGCACAAGTCATAGTAGAGGATGCCATAAGCGCAGCAAATATATTTATGAAGCTTAGATTGAATGTAGAGCTGTATGATTTTAATGCCAATACAACCTACTACCTGAAGCGCACCTATACTAATATGACACCATCATCAATCACCTGGACAACCACTCAAAATGGTTCAGGCTATGAGGTGCTTTTAGGGCCCTTGAATGAGTTTGATGCAGATCACTATGTATATGGAAACACTGCAATAGCTACGCCCAATGTACCAGCAGATGGTGATGTTACTTTTGACTGGGAGTTTGTTGAGTTTGTTGATACCAATGGTGCAACACACACGCTAGATAGTGAGAACTCCTACGGATGGCAGATGGAGAACCTCAACGTAAGAACAACAAATGGCGAGGGGATACAAAATGAAACAACAAGAGTAAGAGCCATATCTCCATCAACGGATATTAAGAGCAACCTATCCTATGAGCTTCCTGAGATGAACATATTTAGTGGTAATGGGGAGCAAGGCTCATTGGTGGATATAAACACCGTGCTAGGCATTGATATTAGAATCCCTTATGGTGGATGGCGTGAGGGCAACTCAGGAACATACAGCACTATTCAGAAGCTCATTTGTCAAGAGTTCCTCAAGATGATGGATGAGCCTATTGAGAGGTATCAAGGCACCATCTTCTCAAACCACGACTTTAAGAGGAGGCTCACTTTTGACTCAAAGAATTTCTTGCAGCTCAACGGATCCTTCAATGCTAATCTTGATCAATGGGATGGTGAGTGGTTTGCCATAGTGAGTGCATCCATCACTCCTACCTTTGATGATACTACAATAAGCAACTCATCACTATCTATAGGCAATGTGAACGGCATCAATGGCAATACAGCCTTTGAGGGTGTATCAGTTGTAAACACTGAGACTAATGATATTGAGGTTACTGAAACGGCTACAATAGGCGGCACAATGACCAACAATGGTGGAGTGGCTACTGCGGTGAATGCTATCACTGGAACGAATGGAGGAAGCAGCGATGTTGATGCTGAGAACTACATGAACTTCTTGAGCTATTCAGGTGCTACTGGCAACCACACCATCAACCTACCTACTCCATCTGATGGGGTATTCTTGAGGTTTAAAACTGATAACACCATATTATCAAATAAGACCATAACGCTTGATGCTGGTACGGACACCATAGATGGTGAGCCTACCTATGTAATGGATAGGAGCTACGATGGTATCACTTTGATGGGATACAATGGTGATTGGTATATCATCCAAAAGAAGGAGAAGTAGGCCGTTTAGTGATACTTATATTGCAGCTACTTACATATTTTCACAATGAAACAATCAACTTTTTATTACCTGCTACGCAGAGGTGTGATTGGAGGTGGAGGTGGCCCTTGGGCTACTACTGCTAGTGCTTTTAAAACTCGTGTAGAGGCTGATGGCGGAACGCTTGAATCATTGACTTGTTTAAGCAATGATTTGAAATTCTTAATACAAAACCCTTAATGATATGAGTTTTTACGATGATGCAAGTTTAGTATTCTTACCAAGCGGTGGTGCAGGAAAAGACACTAAAGCGTATAGCATAAAGCCTACAAACGGAGATGGGGACTTCACCTTTTCAAGAGGTGCAAACCTAGCGGGTACAAGGGTAGATAGCAACGGACTGATAGAGAAAGGAAGGGAGAACTTGCTATTACAAAGCAATCAGTTTGACACTACTTGGGGTACATCAAGGACAGATGTTACACCTAATCAATCGGGTTATGATGGTTCTACGGATGCTTGGCTTTTAGAAGCAGATGTTGCAGGTTCTTCAGCTAATATAAATCAAGCGGTAAGTATTAGCGGTGTAACTACTGCAAGTATATACGCTAAAGAAGGTACTACAAATTGGTTTAGATTTTCCGTAAATGATAGCGGTGTAAATAGCCGTGCTTGGTTTGATTTAAGCGATTCGGGTGATGTAGGTTCAACCGCAGGAAACATTATTGATGCTAAAAGAGAAAGTGTTGGTAATGGATGGTATAGATGTTCAATAACATTTAACGCTACTGCTGCAAATCTGTTTTTATTTATAGCAAATGCAGATAATAGTATAAGCTATTCAGTAGGAGATAACATCTACATCCAAGATGCTCAAACGGAAATTGGTTTAGTACCTACGGAATACATTGAATCGGGAGCGAGTAAGGGCAAGGCTGGACTGTTAGAAAATGAGCCAAGATTTGACTATAGCGGTGGGGCAAGTTGTCCGAGTCTTTTATTGGAGCCGAGTAGGTCTAATGAAATAGGGTACTCGGAATACTTTGAAGGATGGACACCACAAGGAAGCCCAACAATAACAAGTAATTACGGAACAAGCCCAGAAGGATTACAAAATAGTTCAAGATTAATATATACTACTGATTCTGATTATATAGAAACAAGTGTTACCAATACATCAGGAGTTTTTACTCTTTACGCTAAAGGTACTGGAAATCTAATACTAACGGATAGCGGAGCAAATGCCTCAAGCACTACTGCTTTAACCTCATCTTATCAGCGTATACAATTATACTTTTCTACAAACACTACAACGCTACAAATAAAAACCGATAGCAGTGGATTAGATGCTGAAGTATATGCAGCGCAATTTGAGAATGCTACCTACAAAACAAGCTACATACCTAACCATAGTGGGGGTAGCGTTACGAGGGATGCGGATATAACAAGCGTTACAAGTGTATCCGATTTAATAGGTCAAACGGAAGGTACTATCTATTGCGAGTTTGAATACAACGGAGCAGCAGATACTGGCGTATATAATCGCCTCATTGGTTTAGGAACGGGAGTTAGTCAAAATAGGATAGTACTTGCAAAGAATAACACTACGGCAGAACTTGTAGCTTTTGCCGTTACTGGTGGTACTACTCAAGTATTTCAAGCAATATCGGGAACATCAATAATAGGACACCATAAAGTAGCCATAAGCTACAAAGCAAACGAGTATAAAGTTTATTTAGATGGTGAACTTGAATTTACTGATACTTCCGCTTCAGTCCCAGCTACTACGGATGTGTATGTAGGAACGGCAGAAGATGGCACTACAGGTAATGAGTTAGGCGGTGTAGTGAAGCAGTCTATAATCTTTAAGGAGGTTTTATCGGAAGATGATTGTAAAGCACTTACTACGATATGAAGTTAACAAGAAAATACGAGTTCGTAGATGAGGCAGAAGCTAACGCCTCTATTGACCTTTTAAGAAATGAAGAAGGCAACCTCACGCAATCGGTGGTAAAGTTAGGCTACCTAACAACAACACCAGCGCAATATGATGAGGAAGGCAACACCATAAAAGAAGCCGTAGTATCTACAAAATACGCAGTAGATGTAAGTTGGTCTACCGAGCCTTTACAATCTTGGGAGGAGTTTATCGTTTGGCCTACTCCTATGGGTATTCATAACTACGGAAGCAGTAGCCAAAGAGATGAGTATGCTACTACATATTGTAAGTTGTTTCCTAATAGTGAGTATTGCAATCTCCCTGATCCTGAAGAAGAATAGATTATGAGACTGAAAGTAATAAGACACCACAGCACCGAGGACTACACACTAGGAATGCTCCTAGATGTTACCAAGGGCATCAAGTTCCTTGCATACACCTTAGAAGATGAGCACCGTGATGTGAAGGTTAAAGGAGAGACACGCATACCATCAGGCAAGTACAACATCACCCTACGCACTGAAGGTGGACACCACCAACGCTATGAGGAGAAGTACGGATCCATGCACAAAGGAATGCTTTGGGTAAGAGATGTGC